GACGTAATGGTAAAGCTGAAGCAAAAAGCATTATCGTAAAAACACCTTTGTCTGTTGAAATGATAGAAGGTCATTTAAAAGGTGTTAAAGGTATTGGATCGATCCCAATCACCGATGGTAATGAATGCAAGTTTGGTGTTCTTGACATTGATACCTATAATGTTGACCACAAAGAGGTTGTAAACAAGTGTAAGGTATTGAAGATACCTGCCGTTGTTTGTCGTTCAAAGTCTGGTGGTGCACATATATTTATATTTATGAAAGATTGGGTTAACGCTGCAGAGTTTCGTGATCATATGTTCGAGATTGCCGCAGCATTAGGTTTTTCTGGTTGTGAGATATTTCCAAAACAAGACCAGATATTGGCAGATCGTGGTGATGTAGGTAACTTTATAAACTTACCATACTTTGATAGTGATAAGACAGTTCGGTACGCAGTTGATGAAAAGGGTAAGGATTTAAGTTTGGAACAGTTTCTTGCACAAGCTGAAAAGAAAAAAACTACGTTATATGATATTAACAAAATAGATTTTGGTACAAGAAGAGAGGAGTTCTCTGATGCTCCTCCTTGTTTGCAAGGGTTTCTAAACTTGGGTGTGCCACAAGGTTCAAGGAACACAGTTCTATTTAATGTATGCACATATTGTCAAAAGAAGGATAAGGACACCTGGCAGAAGATGTTTGAAGATATTAATCAAAAATACTCCTCTCCGCCTTTACCTGCTACAGAAATAGTTGCTTTACAGAAACAGCACGAAAAGAAAGAGTATCAGTATCAATGTAGTGTAGAGCCTTTAAAAAGCCATTGTGACAAACAAGTATGCAAGACAAGGAAGTTTGGAGTAGGCAATGGTGATGCTGCACCTTCGATAGGAGGTCTTACAATATTGTTGTCAGATCCAAGATTATTCTTTGTTGATGTAAATGGTAAACGGCTTGAGATATCTACTAAGCAGTTACAAATGCAACAGCATTTTCAAGAGGCTTGTATCGAGCAGTTAAATTATATGCCACCAATTATGAAGCCTAGTGATTGGCAGACATTGATAAATCGTCTTTTAGAAAAAGCTACAACTATTGAAGTACCAGAGGAATTAACAATGAAAGGTCAGTTCAAAGAATTGTTGCAAGTGTTTTGTACAAGTAGAATTAGGGCAAGATCTCCAGAGGAACTAAATATAGGTAAGCCGTGGACGGAAAACGATCTAACTTACTTTACAATTAAAGGATTACAAGAGTTCTTAAAACAACGTGGATTTACTAATTATACCAGACCGCAACTTCAACAAAGGTTAAGAGACTTGAATGGTGGTCAGAATTGTCATGGTGTATATAAATTAAAAGATGATGAAACTGGAAAATGGTCAAACATACGAGTTTGGTGGGTTCCAGAGTTTCATGAAGAAGAAGTTGAATTACCAATAGAGGAGAGCAGTAATGAATCCGACATCCCATTCTAAAGAAGAGGAGCTTCTCACATTGACGGAGATAGTCGAATGGATAAAGGTTTCCGAGTCTACCATCTACAGATGGATGGACGAAGGTATCTTTCCACGACCATTGAAGTTAGGTGCTGAGAGTAAGCAGAGTCCTATGCGATGGATACGAAAAGATGTGTCTGATTGGATTAACACTAGACCAAGGACAAAATAGTGTCAGAGAAGTTGATCTTTGGACCGCCAGGATGCGGCAAGACATATACGTTAATTAACGTGGTTCGTGATGCGTTGAAAAAAGGTACACCACCAGATAAGATAGGCTTTGTATCTTTTTCTCGCAAATCGGTTGAGGAGGCTAGATCGAGAGTTGCTACAGAGTTAAATCTTACAGAAGAAGATACACCCTGGTTCAGAACTTTGCACTCAACAGGTTTTCAGTGGTTAGGTTTTAAGAAAGAACAGGTCATGTCTAAATATGATTTTGGCAAGATTGGTATTGAAGTTGGGTTGGTGTTTGATAATGGCACTGCAAGAAACATTCAAGACGGATTGATTAGTGTATCAGCTAGAGAAGGTAATAAGTATCTTGAGATTATACATAGATCAATTATGAGATGTATATCTTTAGGACAACAGTTTAACGATACAGACGATTATAATCTACATTGGGTATTGTTAAAAAAGTTAGAGGCAGTCTACAAGCACTACAAAAAAGAAAATGATAAAGTAGATTTTACGGATATGATTAAAGGTTTTGTAGATCAAGGAAGTTCTCCTTCTCTAGATCTGTTGATTGTTGATGAAGCACAAGACTTAACTCCACTGCAATGGGAACAAGTTTATGTTATGAAGCAGAATGCAAAAGAGATTTGGTATGCGGGGGATGATGATCAATGTATTCATCGATGGAACGGTGTTGATGTAAAAGATTTTATAAATGCCTGTGATACCATAGAAGTTTTAACACAAAGTCATAGAGTTCCTAGATCGGTGTACTCTGTCGCTAATAGGATTGTAAAGAGGATATCGTATAGACAAGAAAAGGATTGGAAACCTTTAGCAAAGGAAGGCAATGTTAACTATCATCTTAGTTTGTTTGATGTGGACATTGACCAAGGTTCGTGGACAATTATGGCTCGTACCAATAAGATTGTACAAAGCATAGCTGAAGCTTTAAGAGAAGACGGATATCTGTACAACTTGTATGGAAAACCAAGTTTAAATCAAGATATGATTAAAAACATGAATACTTGGGAGCTTTTGCAAAAGGGTAGTAAGTTACCTTTGCAGATGATTAAAGACTTGTATGCTGTACTTCCCAAAATGGGAGAAAAGGCAAAGATAAAACGTGGTGTCACAAAACAACTAGAGTTTTTAGATCATGATCTTATTCTAGGTTATGATGATTTAGTTAATAATTATGGAATGATTGCTCCCAAAGACACAAATTCAAGAGATATGTTAGATGTTTCAAAAGATGATAGGTTCTATATGGATTCGTTGACTAGAAGAGGAGAAGACTTTGAGTCTCCAAGAATTGATATATCAACCATACACGCAATGAAAGGTGGAGAGGATGACAATGTAATACTTATGTCAGAGTCATCTCGTGCTTGTGTTAAGAATCAACATCAAGATGATGAGCACAGAGTCTTTTACACAGGTGTTACAAGAACAAAAGAAAACTTACACATAATCGAAACTAATTCAGAGTATAGGTATCAAATATGAAAAGAGAACAAATTTTAGACAAAGCAAAAGTATTGATTAGTGGTGAAAGGGCAAAGGATTATGGTGATGCTTACCTTAACCACAAAAGGATAGCCGAACTCTGGAGTCCAATACTTGATAAAGATATTACAGTTGAACAAGTGTATGCTTGTATGATTGCTGTTAAGTTGTCCAGATTGATTGAAACACCAGACCATGAGGACTCGTGGATTGATATATGTGGATATGCTGCATTAGGAGGAGAGAAGAATGAGAGATAACAGTACAATGCATTTTCTTGAACGTCTTGAACTTGACCAAATGGAAAATGATTGGACACCTCCTACTGAGTTTCCAGATCTAACAAACTGTAAATACATTGCCATAGATTTAGAGACAAGAGATCCAAATCTTAAAAAGCTAGGTCCAGGGTGGACACGCAATGATGGATATGTTGTTGGCATAGCTATCGCAGGTGGGGATTTCATGGGTTATTATCCTATACGTCATGAAGCAGGTGGTAATTTGTCAGAAGACAGAGTTATGGCATGGTTAAAAGATCAGTTAAACACTCCTAACATTCCAAAGATTATGCATAACTCTATGTATGATATGGGATGGCTATATGCCTCTGGTGTTGATGTGAAGGGCAAGATCATAGATACAATGGTTGCTGCACCTTTGGTAGATGAGAATAGGTTTTCCTATGCTCTAAATGCTTTAGGACGTGATTACATAGACATGAGAAAAGATGAAAAGCTTTTGAGGGCAACAGCGAGTGATTGGGGTATAGATGCTAAAGAAGAGATGTGGCGATTACCTGCAAAGTTCGTTGGTGCATATGCCGAGCAAGATGTAATTATGACGTTAAAGCTATGGGATAGATTGCAGACAGAGATTACGTCACAAAGTCTAGAAACAGTATTTGATTTAGAAACAAGTTTAATACCTGTTGTTTTAGATATGCGAAGAAAAGGTGTAAGGGTAGATCTTGATCAAGCTGAAAAAGCAAGAAAAAAATTAATAAAAATAAAAGATAAATTAGTTCTTGACATAAAGAAAGAAACTAGTCTGGAGGTATTACCCTGGGTTGCAACAAGTATTGCATCTGTGTTTGACTTCTACAAAGTTCCTTACGGACGAACAGAGAGCAATAATCAGCCGTCTTTTACAAAAGCTTTTTTACAGACTTGTGAACATCCTATTGCATCAAAGATACTGAAACTAAGAGAAGTTGATAAGGCAAACAATACATTTATCGATAGTATATTAAGATATGAGCATAAGGGCAGAATACATTGTGAGTTTCATCAGCTAAGATCAGATGATGGAGGTACAGTTACAGGTCGTTTCTCCTCTTCTAATCCAAACCTACAGCAGATACCTGCGAGAGATCCAGAGATTAAGTCTTTGATAAGAGGTTTGTTTCTACCAGAAGAAGGCACAAAGTGGGGTAGCTTTGACTATTCAAGCCAGGAGCCAAGGTTATTGGTTCATTA